GGCAGCAAGGGTTGATATCCCTTGACTACCTGCTTTTAAAACTGTGGCTTATAAAAACTTCTCCGGGGACCACCGGAGAATAAAAAATTCCACTAAAAACAGGTAGTCCCCAGAAAACTGGGACCCGACGCCACGGTCGGGATTTCGCGATTGTTGTACCATCCTGTATCGCTAACAGGATTGCTCTTTCATTTAAACTCCGAAAGGCTAAAGAGTTGTTGGTTCTAGTTATACTCTTGAAAGCTAGAGAGTGTACCCTTTTATTCCGATTCATATTCTGGATCCGATTCGAAGTAACAGATGGGCGGGCCAAGGTAAAATAATAACGAAAAATCATCGCCTGCAGCATGCGTGATTTGTGGTGGGTCGTTATTAAGTTTGGTATTGATGATAGAAATCATAGGGCCATATTGGACAGGATTATATAATTTCCTATTGGCAGGAACAAATCGTCGGGCCTCATAATACGGAACGTTGACCATAGGAACTCGCCCACCAGCGACAAATCTCTGCCAGCCATTGGTGCCGACATGAGTAATGTCTGTGAAATTTTTCATCCGATTAGCCATAGGAACATACGAATACCCGCCTTTGGCGGTGATAGAAAACTGGCGACTAATGTTCCGAGATGACAGACTAATCGAAGTGTCACTTTCATTTCCAAGAATTCCATACCGAAATGATCCACGATAGCCGGAAAAACCAGCCATATAAAACTGCAGGAAGGTCATGTTGACATAGTTCCAATCTTCTCCCCAAATGGCTGCACCAGCACCAATGTATCCCCTTTGCACTGGATAAGCTGGAATGTAGATCATTTGCCTATCTCCAATTGCTCCACCATGTGAAGGACAGGTTGTGTAGGTCTGGTCTCGCTTGAGCAAATTCCTTATCGAGTAGACAGGATCTGACCCAAATATGGCAGACGAATGGACAGGATCAGTGGTATTATCACAAATCTTGTATGTTATGGCCTGCTTCTCCACTTGAGGAAGAGAACGCACAGCGGGAGCTGGAGCATTCCAAGTGACTGTGGAAAGATAGCTGTGTGTAGGACAGAAAACTTCCAGATCTTTGGCACTGACAAATACGGCGACAGCGATAGAGCTGGCAGATGCACTAGGAGAAACTATCTCATTCAGTACCTCAAGTTGCAATGTACCATTGTTGGTTGGCGATGATGATTGGACAGTGCCAACGGGTGGGACAGCATCGGGGTAACTATACTTGGTGGCAAAGGTGGTAGGCCCTCGCTCAAGATAGTGATATTCCACTAACATAGGCACTTCAACCACTATTTCTCTCTCCTCAGCAATATCGATGACCTTGGAAAAATTCGTATTATACTCAGAATTCTGTTGAACCTGAGGATCATACGATATTCTTATTCGACCCTTATACATTGAAGGAGCTAGAATCTTGAACTTATATACCATAGTGCATCTCCAAAAATTGAAGAGTTGGCAGGCATAGGCACAAGCGGGCATGTGGTACTCATTTACCCCACCTGTTGTCCAAGGAACATAGACATAGGGTGTGACTTGAGTTGACATTAAGATGGAGCCGATAGGTTGGATCGGAGACCATCTAAGTGTTGTCAAATAAGATTCTCGAGCAGCTATGCTCTGAAGGTGCATTTCGTCGCACCCATCTAAGCCAGCCACGCGTGGATCAACAGTCACAGAAGCCTTAGGATCTAACGTAAGAGGAGCTGCATTGGAAATCCCAGAAGTAGCACCAAGATTGTGGATGCGATCTATATATGATTTTTGATCATTTCCAGACAACATGGGCTTAGAATATCCAAAGGCACGAGCAACATTAGCAGTAGAAGATGCTGCAATTTCGAGAGCCCTAGCATATGGAGCAATAGAAGGTACGGTTTTCAGAGCTCGTGCAGCCTTTGCTACAACATTAGCAGGTCCCGAGACTACGCCAGTCTCTTCCGATTGAGCTGCAATTGTGGCCGGTTCAGCATTAGTTGGAACAGTAAGTCGAACATTTTCTGCCCATGCCATAACCACTATGCGAACATTTTGAGTGCCCGCATTGGCATGTGCCAAGCGGACAACAGTAGATATGTTTAGGGACCCAGCATACTGATAGGATGCTTCCGGAATACTAAAAGCTTCAAATGGCCAGAACATGGGGAGTGACATCTCCCCACCAGTACTATCGGTAGGGTTAAGCCAGACATGCGGCTTCTGAGAGGCTTCTACAATGTCCGCCTGTATACCTGACCGAGGGTGTTCGTGATAATCGTCATACGCTTTCATAGGAATATAGGATGCAAGCGCAAGCCCATAGTGGAATGGCGATCCGTTCACTAAAATCTTAAGCTTTAAATTGGCTTGAAGATTCTTGTAGTTGCAAGTTCGGTTCACGACACGTGGATTGTCAAAGTATAAGGACCAAGGGTTAAAAGTTCTAGAGAAATCCGATCCTATGGTCCAATTACTATTCCAAATGACAATGGGGCGAGAAAAGAACTCGCTGGGTGAGGATCCTTCCTCTGAAATGCCGGAACGCGAAGGATCCATAACAGTATTTACGTCGTCGACATTCTGTAGAGTTTCATCGTGGTACTCTACAATAGTCTCTTTTCCTGAAGTGAGACTAACCACGGTTTCTTTATTTACATTTTGAGTAGATATCTATGTACAGTACGCAGGCATATCCAAGCCTACGCCCGAAGGTGATTGAGGGTTTTCAACCCGTACATGTAAGTATGAATAACAATGTGTAGAGCCTATATATAATTTACAATCGATTAATGATACACGGTAACCAGATACACACGCCTTCTTTGGTTTCACGAGCATGAGTGGTACGCTCGGTGGGACGCATTTTAAGCCTGCCCGAGGCTATGATATCTAATGTAATTCAACGATTCCTTCCTCCTCAGCATGTGGGAATTCACCATTAAATTTCGAAATGCATTGGGACCAAGTTGGTAGATCCGAAATGTATTTCTTCACGTCAGTATCTCGAATGATCTTAAGCATTTGTGACCTCCGTTCTTCGAACTTCTCCTTACCGTGGTAGAAGAATTCGGTGTTTGCAGCTGCTAATGCTTGCGCAGCAACCTGCAAGGGGAGAACATCACTGTGCTTTCGGTTCATCACAAAATGAAGACTCTTAGCGAGAGACTTTTCAGCCAGAGGAGCAACCACACAACCCAACTCGGGTTCATAGCGGAAGCCCCTTTTCAAAAAGTCTGTTTCTTCCAGCGAGATGAAAGGACGTGAGGCAGAAACCTTATCTGCCATGGTATAGACGATGCCACAGTTATCTAAAATCTCAGATATTGTGGTATGATTCAAAGCGTGCTCGTCCTCAGACACGCTCATAGCATTGTCATCTCCGTATGTGATAAGAGCAACAACGGCGTCAAAGTCTGGAACAGAGGGTTCGGCAATGAGTTCGTCGACATTGTCAACATTGTCATCATCGTCGTCATCCTCGTCATCAGGACTGGCCCGAGAGCTGCGGAGAAGAGGAGCGACTTCGTCGTCGTCATCTTCTTCATCACTTTCTTCCAATTTGTCTACCAAATCAGGCAATCCAGAAAAAACACCAGGGTCTAGGTTCAATTCCCCGTTGACATGCTGAAGCCATTCGCGTAGACGAACGTCGTTCTTGTCAAGATCTTCTTCATGGAGAGCATAGTAGGCATACCGCATGTACAGACTGTTTGTCAAGCCATTGATAATCACAGTCAGGGGGTGCCCTGACGGATTAGATCCAAAAGCTTGAAGCAATACACCATCAAACTCGTACAAGGGGTATGCAATTTCTGTAGCAATTCCCCACATGACGGTGATGGCATCTGGGGGATAGCCTGCAAGTTCTGCCATATAGATCAAAACGGAAAATGATCGCATTACCATCGCTCCTGACATCGTTTTGTCAAAAGCTTTGAAGTCGCCAGCAACCACACGGTCATCGCCAAACTGCGAGACGTACTCTTTTAGTTGGTCCCACTCTCGCGAATGGGAATTTACCCCAACAGCACTTTCAAAATCCAGCCAGTGCGTTTGGATATATCGTACCAAAGTTAAAAAATACTTTCGAGTGATCAGCGTGAAGGCAAACTCGCAAGCCGCCATAATGCGGATTTTGTCCTTTTCAAGAGCGATAGCTTCATCCTTCAGGCAACTACGGAAGACGGTGTTTATGCGTTTACCACTCAGGAAAGCTTGTTCCATTTCTTCCATCCTCTCTACGATCATGGGATCTGCAGCAATAGGATCAGATATGCCCTCGACTATTTCATCTAAAGGACCGACGAAATGCTTCTTGGGCTTGTTGAGTGGAAATCCAGCTGAAGTGCTGATATTGACACGATCAACACTAGTGACCATGTCAACACCTGAAATATTGGAAACATCATCCAGAATCATTACCATGGTTTTGAAATGTGGACATGTAGAACACTTCTTCAAAACCTTGCGCTTCAGATCTCTTAGCGCCAAAAACATGATTTTATCACGAAAGAAATCTACCGCCTTAGATACATAATTCAGATCACGATTCCAATGTCTCCAAAGTCCCGTAGTTCTGGGAGCTTTGTGGCATACAGGCATTTCCATATGTTCCTCGACAGATTCGGAGATAGGGCTCAAGCGAACTTGCGTATCGAAACGTACTGGCTCTCCCACTTTCCCGAAAACTTCGAGACTAGGGGGGCAACCATCATCCGGTTGTAGCCATCTGGCCGCATGTTTCTTACCCATGTCTTGTTTGACATCTAGCTTCATTCCATAAATAGAAGTGGGAATGTCGGAAGCTGAATGGGGAGCGATAAGATCTTTCCGGGTATCCAAAATTGCTTCAGCCATGGCAAGCTGTTGCTTTGTCAGCTCACCTGCTATGCCATACTGTTTACCGGTATGACCAGCAAGATGAAATCCAGCGAAGAAGGGCCGTTTGCGATTGGCAACCAACACAGAACAACAGTAACCAGGTTTCAGTATTCCAGGATGGTAATAGTCAAAGCCCACCACGTCCTCATGCGTTTTCTTACCTCTAACCATAATAGGAACAGTTTCAAGAGATTTATCCGCCTTCCTATGCACAAACGTACAACATAAATCGTTGACGTCAACTGCGCTGGAAGGGAAATAGTCTGTAAAATCAGCATTGGGGCTCCACAAAACACGAACCCTCGCAAAGTCGGTCTCGCCAATGCGAGTCCAACTATATCTGGATATGTTTTGCGTGTGGTGTCTCCCTAGATCTGTGTCACGGGTGTTGCTAACATGGAAAACGCATTCATTGTCAAAGGAGTTAATGGCATGGTGCGGGACCAGCCAATCCCCTCGAGATATAGGGAATGCATTGAAATGTGTAGCTTGCGGTTCACCCTTGATGTTACCCTGTAAGGTTGCGTAAAACAAATTCTTCTCAACCAAGTTCACCAGTAGCGAAGAGGTGATGTTTTCACATTTCCCCTCACGCACCGTTCCAGTGTACTGGGCTTTGAGCCAGACGTTTTTCTTGTCAGCCTCGACTGGTGATGTTTGTTCACCTGGTATCGCCGTTTAATGACCATAAACAATCTGACGAATCTGGGAGGAAATATACACTACGCTTACAAAAGCGACTGTGATACCA